CGCTGGTTTTGTCAGTCTTGCTGGGTCAATTTCTTCAATAAAAAAACCAGGGCATAAAGCCCTGGCAAGTTCCCATCCCAGAGGAAAAGCGCAGCATGGCAAGCTGCGCCCTCAGCATACATCAATCAGGACAATATTTGTAAAGCCTGCATGATGTGTTTGATTCGGTCATCCAGGCCAATCGTGCCGCCATTGATGCGCTTGGTCATGGTGACCCAATCCTGGACATCGGCAAACTGGTTGATCTTGTGTGTATTCCAAAACCATCCAGCAGTCATGGCCGCATATTTCGGTGTCGCCACCAGGTCAGGTTCCATGATGAAGTCCACGCCAAGGGCTTTGCCTGCATGGTGGTAATTCGCCGAGCCTGTCAGTTGCAAAATTCCTCTTCCCCTGAACCGAAACCCATCGCCTGATGCTTCATCGCGGTTATTCATGCGGTTTCCATAGATGCGATTGGCGATCTTCTTGGGCTGGCGCTCATAGGCTGCGGCCTCTTCAGGCGTGAACCCCCAGGTGCGCTTTGCCGTGCGAGGGAACAGCTTGAGCAGCGTTGCCGCCCTGTAATTGAGGTTTTCTTCCAGCACCTTGAAATTGGCGCTCTCATGGCTGCATTGGCCGATGAATGAGGCTTGGCGCATCGGTGTGTCGATCTGGAATCGCTCGAATGTCTCATTGAGCGCATCCACCCATTCTTCGCCAATGTGCATCTTTTTGAGTTGTTCACTGTTTAGCATTTATGGTGATCCTTACTTGTTCGTATGCCGTGATGCAGGCATTTAGCTGATTGATGGCCCTATCGCCCTCGGCTGCGATCTGGGCGATCAGTTCTAGGGTTTTGCGCTCGGCCTCGCTGGGGCCGGACTCGCTGGGTCTGCTGGCATCAGGATTTGTGTGAGGCGCTGGGTCAGGTTGGCCTCGCGCTTCGTTCCGATCTCCACTGGCAATGGTGGGATTTGGGGTGGCTTGTACGCAACTTGGGGCTGGGAGGCGCACCCTGCCAGCACGAATGGCAGCATTAAGATCAATTTGCTTTTTGTCGATGACATCATTGGCCTTTCGCAGTTCGGTTTCTTTGCTTTGCATGACCTCTGACAGCTTTTGCTCGGTCTGCCTTGCCTCTTCATTCTTCTTGGCGATCACAGCCTGCATCTCGGCATCACGATCACCCCAGCCGCGCCCATAGCCCCACTTGTAGATGCCAAAGACCACCAGCAGGGCCAGCAGCACCACAATGGCAGTGCGCTGGATCGAGGTCATGACACTTCCTTGCGAGCCGCTGCAATCTCAGCGCGATCCTCTTCAGGCTCTTGATGGTTTGGCGGTGTGGTCGGTGGTGGGCCTGGTGTCCATGTTTCGTCCAGATCGGGGTTTTTGTAGCCCATCCAGTTGAAATCGGGCATTGCAGCATTGCCTGGTGGTGCAACATAAGCCTGTGGCGCTGCGCTGGTGGTCTGTGTGCTGGTGTTGGTAGCTGTGGCCGTGTTGCCTGGTGGCGGTGTCATCGCCTTGGCCGCTGTGGACACAGCACGCTTGCCGACGATCCCGCCAATGCCGCCCACAATCAGCAGCACGATGTCGTTGAGCATCTTGGTGTATGCCTGATCGATAGGGGCCATCGACTTGATCGGCTGTGTGACAAAAGTCACTGAATACAGCAAGGCAAAGACGATCCCCGCCAGGATCAGGGTAATCATGACGACCACGAATCCCCAGACCCTGACCTCGATGTCTTCACTGCTTAGGTGCTTCATTAGCAGATTTGGTTGCGTCAATTTGCTTCTCCAAGATAGGGGCCACCAGGTATTCGGGGCAGTCTTGCGTGAATAAGCACCGAGGTTTTTGGCACTCGGGCTTGTGGAAATTGTCAGGATTCTGGCAAGCATAACGGTATGTGTTTTCGCACCCCGCCAGCGCCAGCATCGCAAAGATCAATGCAAGTTGTTTCATGCGCGTATGTCCACCATGTGTTTGGATGGTTTGCTTTCCTCGACCAGCTTGCTGTGATGCTCTTTGGTTTGTAGTGCATCCAATTGCAGCCGCTTGAGGTTTTGTTCTTGCATAAGCCGTGAACGCTCTTGCAGTTCTTTCAGGTGTCTTTGGTGCATTTCGACTTTCATATGCCTAAATATCCCAATGCTGCTTCAATGATTCGCTCGGCGATATGCACGGGCAAGTATTGGAGCAAGTCAAACCCCACGCCGATAAGGGCGAGGTAGCAACTGATTTTGAGCCACTGGTCAAAACCATCTTTGACTTCTTTCCACTTGTCCACATTAGCCACACCCCACAGAGGAGCAATACGCGATCACCTCAAAAACAAGGTACATGATGATGACGGAAATAACCGTAATCAGTGTGATACCAACACCCAACTCGATCATCTCTTTGCGCTTCTTGGCCGCATTTGCAGCACGGGCTGCTTCGCGTCTTTCCTCTTCCCGGTCTTCCTTGTTCATCTCCATGACGCGAACCTGAATCTGGTTCCAAACGTCCATGTTATTGGTAGAAAAAAACAGATTTTTTAACTCGACCTCGAAATCCTTTTGGGCCTTGATCGCCAGTTCGATCTCGATGGCTTTGCCCATGTTGGAGCCGCCCGACCTCTTAGCTTCTCTGGCCGCTTTGGTGGCCGTGTGCTTGGCATCAAAGTATTTACCGATCAGCGGCCCCAGGCTCGCCACGTTATCAACTGTCGCCGATGCCTTTTTAATCATGTTGACCGCAGTGTTAACTGCCGCCAATGCGCTGACTGGATCGATCATTCAAACCCCCTTAAAACAAATAAGGCGACTTGAAGAAGCCACCAAACGGCAATGATGCCGATGGCGATTTTAATTCTCATGACAAGAATTCGATGAAAATTCTCACGCACCAGATCACCAGGCCAACAAGAAGGGCCGCCGCAATAAACGCAACGGCCCATTCTTTCATAACCCAAAGACCTTTTTGACAAACTCGGCTGCAACACCTGGGCCAAGCAAGACCGCCGCGATCACCGCATAAAGCAGATATTCGATCTTGGTCATGCGTTTGGAGCCTGACTCAAACGATTTCTGGATGGCCTCATACCGATGGGCGCAAACCTGCTCATGGGTTGTCAGGCGTGCTTCGGTTGCATCAATCTGATCCGACATTTACTGCTCCGAGATTTAAGGCATTTCAGGCCACTGGATAGTCCAAGGGAAACCTTGTTGACCAGTAACATCACGCAAGGCTTGGCGATAGATGGCCCAAGCAGCCTTATCCACTGGAGCATCAGACACCTGTGTCCAATCGCTGTCCTTGAGCTTGTCGCCACGGGTTTGGCGTACAGATTTAGCTTGCTGTGCGTCCTTCATGGCCTTGTAAGCAGCTTCAACTTCTGCAGCAGTAGCGTCCTCGGTGTCAGTGAAGACAGGGCCAAGGATATGCTTGGTGTACCACTTGCCATCGATCTGCTCAACACCAGCAGGCATGGAGTATTGATAGACCGTGCCACCTGTCGCCTGTGGGCCTTCAAAGACCACATCAGCGCCCAAGCTGTCCAAGATTTCTTCGGTGGTTTGACCCCATGTAGGGCCACCGTTGGCTTGCTGGTATGCACGAAACTCTGCCTCGTACATCACTGTGCCTGTTTGTCGGATTCTGATTTGCATGATTGTTCCCAATGAAATGGTTTAAGCAATTGCCAAGAAGATGTATGTTGCTGCGTTGACGTTCACGTTGGTAGCAGCCACTTGATTGACCACAAAGCCAGTGTTGTCGGCATCAATGGTGTCATTGCTTGTCACTTCAACAGCATTGGTGTTTAAGGACAGGTGCGGATCATTACCGCTAATAATACCTCGGGCTGTGTCCCAAACGTACCAATCACCAGCAGCACTGGTGCGTTTGATAAGAATAAACCTAGCCCCACCAGTGAAGCCACAGTTGATGGTCTGACTGCTGCCGTTGCCTGTGTATCTTCCAACCCTGCTCACACCGGGGCAGCTTGCAAAAAGGTAAGCAACATGCGTGACACCAGTTGCGTTCGTAGCTGCGTCTCCATTTACAACAGAAAAGTTGCTTGCTGTTGGAAGTCCAGCAGGGAAATAGGCAGCTTCACCATATGAAGAACTACTATCGTTAAAGCCGTTTGCTGTCATCGGCAAAAGACAAACATTAGTTGAAGCAGTGCCTGCATAGAAAGAATTGCTACGGCACCAAAAGCGCCAATCTCCAGTTGCTGACCGACTCTTCATTAGGATGATTTCTGGGGGTGCATTAAGGTTGTGAGAAATCAGCCGACCAGTGCTTCCATCCCCTGTCCAGCAAACCTCATCTAGGAAGCCGGATGCGCGCCTCATTACCCAGTTAACATACGCTGTTGATGAAAGGTTTACGTCGTTCGCTGCGTTGACCTGAAAGCTATTGTTGTTCATCGCCGTCACTGAACCGGCGTAGCTAAATTCAGCGTCAGTTCGCGCAGGCATCAAGGAATTTAAGACGCCCCTAAGTCGGGAAAACAGATGGTGATCTTGAGATGATGTTGCGCGGGCCTTTATCCAAATAAAGTCTGGTTGCACTGATGAACTAACGGTTGTATTTACGTCAGTACCTGTCCTGGTTATAGTCTCAAGCACACTCGTACCCGTTGTCGGCGCTCTCATCGGGCCACGACGTATAGCGATATAGATATGGGTTCCCGGAGCGCCCATGTTTGAGGTAAATCCTGTAGCATCAATGTTTGCATATCGAGCACCAGATGCTTCTGTGGCGGTAGTGTTTGCAAACAAAGTACCATTACCGCCTGAAGTGTTTGCGGTTAATCCTCGCATGGTGTCTACAAGAATCCAGTTCCCTGTTCCACTTGTTGTTTTCATCAACAAGAATTGAGGCTCGTATCCAAGTTCAACTCTGTTGTTATCTGTAACAGACCCACACGAAATCACATTGTCCGTACCCGTCAGGCCAAAGCCGCCTGCGTTGTGGGCGAACAGGTAGGCAACGTAGGTACGACCTGAGCCATTACTTACACCATTGTCACCAACAGTGAAAACTGTGCTTGTGGGGGCTACTCCATTCCATACAACACTACCTGCCGTATCAACAGCATCAGTGAGGTTCAAGCGAATGCGCTGGTTTCCGGCGAATGTGCGATGCCAAACCTGCCAATCCTCTACCGCTGAAGTGCATTTAACAATTAAACATCCGACTGCTGACCCAAGGTTGTGTGGAATCTGCCGACCTGCAACGCCATTACCCGTCCATGTGACAACATCGAAAAATTTCGGCTGTTCTCTGAAGGTCCATGATGCGTAATTGTCACCATTGGCACTAAACGTTGACCCCGTGTTAAAGCCTGTGGAAGTAAATGACTGGAGGAATGTTGATCCGCTAGATTGAGCCGCCGTAGACGCAGAGTTCAGATACTTTTGAGCGCCTGTTACTGTGTCACACAAGCTGTGGAGTTGCACGCTTGTACGGTTCTTCATCCACACCAACCCACCCTTACCCGCCAGATCAATCCCGTTAGTGATGGTCTGGTTAGCACCAGTGCCTGTGTAAAGCCAAGTTCTGAATAATTCCTCTATGTATGTTGGAACATAAGGAACACCTCCACCAAAGGCATCGTAACTAGCTGCGCCCGATGTTGCTTGTAATGGCATAGATTAAGCCCTGAATTGATTAACAGAAGCCAGCACTGTGTATGTGGCGCTGCCTGTCTTGATGATCAGATAACGGTAGCTGTCGATGCCACTTGCGTTACCAGCAGCAGGTGCACCACCCAACCAGCGTGTGGTCACACCTGTAGCTGTACCGTCCACTTGAACCGCGTTGTTGAAGAATGCTGTAGTGCCTTGCGTTACAAGGAAAGCCACCGTGACCGACTGACCTGTGGACAATGCAGTGTTTAGCGTTGTGCCACTTGAAGCCCTGAAGTTCACTGTCCAGTTGGCTGATGCGTTGGAGGTGTAGAACAGCACCGACTGCGTGGTGATGTCATAGTTGATCGTGCCAGTGGCTGCTGTGGCTGAGACAGTAGCAACTTCAGCAGCATCGTTCAGCACCATAGCCAATGTGCTAGTTGTTCCACTAAATGTCTTTGTGCCAGTAAAGGTTTGATCGCCAGCAAGAGTCACATCACCAGTGCCAGCCGATTGCGCCCAGTTGGTGCTATCTGCGCTTGGGTCTGTCGTGCCGCCACCTGTTGTTCTGCGACGATATGACAGAAAATTGATCGGCGACCAAACCACTGCACCTTCAGTGTATGTCGTGCCACTGACCCATTTGGTCACGTTGGCCGCTGCTGCTGCACCAGCCGCTGCCGCTTGTGCAGCAGTTACAGAACTTGCAGCACTAGCCGCTGATGCAGCAGCAGCAACAGCATCGGCATCAACTGCAACCTCAAGGGCATTGGCCTCTGTCTGAAATGTCGGCAATGCGCCGAGGAATGCGTCTGCGCGTGTGGCAAAGTTTGTCGGATCGTTTCTGCTCGGTGGCGTTGGCAGTGGAGTCATGGGCATATCTGTTTCCTTTTTAAATCAAGCCCTCGACCTCAAGCCTGCAAAAACTCTTGGTCGGATAAGCAATGTCAATGCTGAAATCTCGGTAGAAACCATAAACCACCAGAGGCGAATAATCTTCACCCTCTGAACCGATGAAAACCGATGGCACTGCGCGAATGTCTGACAAGATGCGCTGAACCCCGTTCAGGCTGCCATTCTCAATCAAGAATTGGCCCGACATGCGCTTGCTGAATGCACGCTCGACGAATGTCGTTTTGCCTGTGTCTGGATCGGTATCTTTGCGGCTGTAATCAATGATTCCAATGCTGGCCCCTTGCTCCAGGTCATATTCGCCCAAAGAGTAAACCGTGCCAACCATCAACTCGCCAATCGAAACCGAGCCGCCACCACTCAAGATCATCACCAGGTAGCCGGAATTATAGGGTGGCAGGTCAGTCAGCACCACCTCGCCTTTTTGCACGAATGGCTCGAAAAAATACATGTACCAGTCATTCAATACAGTGCCATCCAAGCCGTTTGTCCTGGAATAGACCACTGAACTGGATGCCCCATCGGTCAGGTGAACCGTCACGCTCGATCCAACCAGCCCCAGCAGGGCAGTGCTGTTGATGATGCCTGTGGAAAGCACCACGATCAATGGGCTGGTCGATGTGGTCAGTGTGCTGATCTGACCATCAAACATGGAGTGCCTGTTATCAGGACCAATCTGTGTCCAGAATGTCGATCCAACCACACTCGGGATATTGTTTGTGTTGTTGTTGACCAAACTTTGATAAATATGCTCTTGGTAATCCACCAGAGCATCTTTGGCATAGGTGGTGGCTGATGACCAAGCTGGATTTGCCTCCACCGCATTGGAATAAACCAAGCCTGTGTCTGCGCCGCTGATAACGTCAGCAGCCCTTGTGACCGTTGACCCTACTGTCACGATGTAGCTTGATGCACTTGAACGTGCCTCAAGCTGTGCGCCATACAAGAATGCGGTCTGCCCGTTCGTTGGCACGATGATCTGGAAAGCACCAGTGCCAGAGGCTGTGGCCGTTGCTGTTGCAACGCAGCGGAACCAGCCATTGCCCACAGCCGTGATCGATGCCGTGCCTGTGCCTGACACTGTGGTGGTGGTGGCTGTCGCCAGGTTGAATGTCACCACGAACACTGCGGCTGTGGCTTGGCAACTGAATAGAACCGTGTTGCTTGTCCCAGCCCTGACAAAACATGACCAGGTGTAAACCGTTCCACTCACTGCTGTGAATGTCTGAGAAAAATTGCCATCAGTTGCAGTGGCCGTGATGGTGTCGGCCAACAGCGTGCCTGTTGGTGCGTTGACGCTGTTGGATGTTGCCGAGGCGTTGGTCTTTGTCCAAGAAGCATTGTCGAATGTCTCAGACTGCAAGATCAGGTTTGTGCTTGCTGTCTCGATCAGCAGCCCATTGAATGCCAGCGTGATCGGGTTGTATTGCAGCCGCAGCACATTGGTGGCCGCTGTCTGAAGCAGGCCATTTGAGCCAAAGAACGTGCCGCTGGATGCCCTAGCAAAAGAGCCTGTCACCGCCATCGTTTTGGGTTTTATGACTTTCATACAGTGACAGTATCCAAGGGTTGATCTGCATCGGTGCGGACTGTCAGTCCGCGAACGTCCCAATTATCCTGCAATCTGGCGATTTTGGCGGTATTTACTGCCGTGCTGCGAGTTTCATAGCGCATCATTGCAACTTCATCACGCAATGCTCGCATTTCGCCAGCCAACTCGTTGCCACCAAACATATTTGTGGTGGCTGGCGCTGTGTAGATTTGGCTGGTGCGAGGGTTGAATATCTCGGGGCCATGCTCACCCACCAAGGTCGGGCCATCGATGAAGCCGCCCATGGCTGCACCATCAAACTGGGCCTGATATTGCGCCATGGCTGCTGCTTCGGCCCGATCTGCCGCTGCTGCTGCCTCGATAGCCGCTGCCGCCGATGCATTGGCGACTGCGATGGCGTTGGCTGCTGCTGCATTGGCTGCGGCCTGGGCATTTGCCATGTCCACGGCCAAACGATCTAGGCGAGTTGCCATGATCCCACTCAGGTTGTTGATCGAAATATCGACCTTGCCCATTGTCTCCAGCAAACCATCAAATGTGGCCTGGGCCATTTCTTCGGCTGTTTGGACTCGCGTCTGATACTCGGCATCCGTTTCCAGCATTCTTTGCAGCATCTCGATCTGAGGTGCAGCATCGGCAATCGCCAGCAAGGTCTTGCCCTGTTCTTCCATCAACACCGAGGTGTTGGCATATTGCGCTTGCAAGTCCAACAAGGCCACAAACTGCTGCTGTCCGATCTCGGTGCTGACATCAATGCTTTCCAGCAATGTGCGGAAATCTGCACGGGTTTCGAGTGATGCGATCTGCGCGGCTGTGAATCCTGCGGCCTCCAGAGCCTGCACCACGCCTCGGGCTGTGATGCCTGCCTGCTCTTCGCGGGTGTAGAAGTTGGCGATAAAGCCCTGGGTCTTTTGCACCAGTTGATCGAGGCCACCAGCCAATTCGATGATGTTTTGGCGTGCTGCAATCGATGATGTGGCAAATGCACTGAAAGCGCCGCCAAACTGGTTCAGCATATCGCTGGCGGTCTGAATGCTCATCAATCGATTGAGTGCCTCGACCGCTGTTTCACCTGCCAATTGCAAACCTGTTGATCCGACGATGATCGCGGCCATCGCTTCTTCAGCGGCCCTCAAAACACCTTGGATTCTTTCTTGCTTTTCATCAGCGGTCAGGCCATCCAGCACCAAGCCCAGTTCATTCAGATCGGGGTGCAGTCTTTCCGACAGGGTGTAGGTGAATGTCTCAAGGCCAGTGTTATACGAACCCAATGCATGTGCAGCAGCGAGGCTCTTGTCCCTCATGGCCGTGAATGCTGCATTGATGCCCTCAGTGGTTTCTGTGACCCGCATATTTGCAATGCTGTAATCAGGGCCAGAGAACAGAGAACCGCCGCGACGATTCAGGTCATACTCTTGCAAAGTGCCGCCGAGTGTGCCTGTAACACCCCCGCCGACTGTTCGGTTTGAGCGCATCAGGCCCAATGCGTTGGCAGCCACCAGTGCTGCGGCCACATATGGCATGGCAGTTGCGGCCATTTGACCTGCTGTCAGACCAGCCGACACACCGCCCATGCCTGCTGCGCTGTATGCGCTTGCGGCTGCTGTAACGCTGCCACCGCCAATGGTGGTCATGAATCCTGTGGCAATGCTTTGCCCGATAGCGCTCAGGCCAACACCGCCCAAAGTGATGGCCGATGAAAGACCGCCAGCCGATGCAGCGCCGGATGCACCCATGCCCATCAAACTCAAGATGACATTAGATGCGCCTTTGGCAATTGGCTCAATGATCGGCCTCAAAATCAATGTGCTGAACATGTTTTTGAGGGTGTCAATAAGGTTTTGCCCAAAGCCTTTGCCGGACTCAAAGCCGCGCATCAGGGCATCGGTCAGGCTGTCGCCAATGGTGTCGGATGTTTTTTCCCACTCTTTGGTGGTTTCCTTGGCCGCAGTCAACATGGCGTTATCTTCAACCAGATCGGCCTGCTGGCGCAACAGACGGGCCTGCTCCATCAACTGCTCGTTGCCCTCATAGGTGGCGGCTGCAAACTCCAAGTCGGTGGCAGTCGAGCGCATGACAGCGACTTGACGCGCAATCACAGCATCTTTGCCCAAACGCAATTCATCGTTTTGTTCAATCAACGAAACGACATTGGCACGCAGTGATTCTGTGTTTTTGTATTGCTCTTCGTTCAGCTTGTCCGACAAAGCGATGGCCGCTTGCTGGGTCTTTGCCAAGTCTTTCATCTCGGCATTCAGGCGCTCAGTATTCAGCAAGTCTTCCAGGCTTTGCGTGATCTTGATCTTTTGCGCATCGTTCAGTTTCAGCGTGCCCGACTGAATGTCTTGCATGACCTTCAATGCAAGTTTTTGGCTGTCAGTCAGTTTCTCGGTCTGCTGCTGCTCCAGCAGCATTGCGCCTGTTTTGTCCTCGATGTCATTCAGCAGCTTGGTGTAAGCATCTTCCTGTTTTTTCAATTCCTTGGCGCGTTCTTTTTCTGCCTCGGTTATTACCCTAGTACTGACCGCAGCCTTGGCCTTGACAGGCTCGGCCTGGCGCAAAAGGCGCTCGGTTTCGGCCTGTGTCTGATTCAAACCTGCCTGCTCTTTTTCCAGTGCTTTGTTGGCATTCATATAACGCTGGATGCCATCAATCGCTGGAACAGCAGCCGCTGTGATCGCCAGAATCGCCAAGGCAATGGGATTTGATGCAAATGCCAATGTCAGACCCACCACGGCTGCTCTCATGGCGACAAATGCTGCCGTCGCTGCACCAATGCCAGAGACAATGGCAGGGCCAGCCAAGAGCGCCGCAAATGCCATCAAAGCGACTTTGTTCTGATCGATAAACTCGGTCAGGTTTTTAACCACATTGCCAAAACCAACAACCGCAGTTTGTGCGCCTTGCACTGCTGTCATCAACAGCGGCCCTGTCAATTCACTGTTAATCGTGCGAAACAGTGAATCCCAAGAATCGCCCAGGTTGCTGATCGCACCATCAAGAGTCTTGGCCCTGGCATCCATTGCGCCAGCAAAGTCCACATCACCAATGCGCCGCAAATATGCTTCGATCTCGG